GGCAGGAGCGGCAGGCTGCTCATGCGACTTGACAGCTACGAGTTCGGTCTCAACAACTGGGGTAAAGACCATCGTTGCTTTGCCATCGGCGGAGAATTGAAGCTCCATTTTGATGTTGGCGAAGTTGAATTGCATTGCGTTTAATTCGGGTAGCATAACTAGTTTCCTTTTCAATTAAAGAGTTACGTTGTATTTAGCAGCTTCGGCGCGTACCATTTCGGGGGTTACGCTTGGATGGTTCGCCCACTCGCGCAGGTGTGCTAAGGTGGTTTGGAACGCTGGGTTGGTAATCATGGACGCTTTGTAATCCGTAGCAATAGCATTGGGCGCTTGATATGTCGCAGCGGCGGGGGCGTTACCATCATCCAGTTTGTGTTCGGGGAAATCCACTTCCAACGCTTTGACAGTATCGGCGTCGGACTTCATTGCCATGACGCGTGTGAACTGGTCTTGCGTAGCGTAACCAATCGCGCGGAAGCGCACACCAATATTAGCGCCCTCGGAGAAGCAAACCTCAGTAACCACACCCTCCCAAATTGCACCGCCTTGTTTCAAACGTTTGGCGTATTCAGAAAGTGTGAAGTACCCCTCTGCTTCGCGGGCTGATTTACCAAACAAGGCTGTGCCCGATAAGTCCATGCTGAATACACGCATTGCTGGGTCGTCTGCGAATACCACCGCTAGTTTCTTACGGCTGCCGCAGGCTTTACCCTTACCTGTTGAGGAAGTACCTGTTACGTTTTTAGGGCAGCTCGCGCAGTCGTGCGACTGAGGAGCGAATGATTTAGGACTTGGGTGCACACCGTCGGCAGACCAACAATCAGGTGGTAGGCTCTCGCCCTCTTTATATTGAGTGGCATAGTATGTACGGTATGTGGTGTTATCGTGCGGTGCGATACCAACGATGATGATGCGTGCGTTGTTCACATACTGGGGAAATACTACTGTTCCATTAGCATCTTGCACCGCGCCCATTGGTTTACCATCCTCGGCGAGGAAGTTGATTTGCCCGCCTTTAAGCTGTACCCGACGACCGCCTGAGAAGCCGTCGCCGAATGTACCCATTGATGATTGGGCAGCCGCTTGTTGCATGAACGCTGGCATCGCGCCGAGCGTAGCGAGAGGGGCGACACCGCCTTGTGCGATAGGAATAACTTGGTTACTCATTTCTGTGTTCCTTATTTAGTGGTTGGTTTCTTTACTGAGATTACTGCCTGCGCGTGGCTGGCAACACCCGCGGGGAGTTGCCCATTGTGTTCTCGGGCATAATCCTCCACAAATTCTTTGGTCGGTTTGAGTGTGGTCGCTTCATAGTTACCACTCTCTACGATATACCGTCCGAAAGCTGCTCTGTCCTCGGCGGTGTATGACACCCGCGTTGATTGGACAATCGTTCCGCCTGTGGTTCGGAAGCTGGTAGCGCCTGATGCGTTGAGCCGCTTCTGCATTTCTACTTCCAATACGTCTTGCAACTCCTCAACCTCGGCGATACTCGCTTCGTACTCTTTCTTGCGGTCGCTCAACCAGTTGCGGTTGTTGATATACCACTCGGCGAGTTGTGCTTCGTTGTACTGGGTTAGGTCTTGGGTACTCATGTTGGTCTCCTGCGTTATTTACTGAGTATCATACGCTGATTACTCTCGTTTGTCAATAGGGTTGAGCAAATAATCTTTCAACTCTTCCCACTTCCTGTGTGGCATATCTGTCCGCGTGGGGCAGTCAAGGTCTGCCAGCCATGCTTGTATGGTACGCCGTGATACCTTGGCGGCATCCGCCGCCTGCTGTTGTGTTAAGCCCGCCGCTTCAATGAGACGGCGCAGGTTGTCAGGGGTGTAGCCCACGTCGGGGAAATCAATCTTGTACATAGGTCATCCTTGTTGTTTACCAAGAACGCCGTAGTAAAGTTTAAGCAGCGCTTCTTGGTTTTGTTGGTTGTTGGCTAGGTTCTCGTACATCTCTCGCTCGTACTTGTCGCCGTGGAGATGTACGATGTTCATGTGCTGCGTCTGCCCTGGTCTATCCATGCGCTCGCAGGCTTGGAGGTAGGTCTCTGTTCTGCTGGGGGGTGCATACCACACCGTGAGACTGGCGGCTGTTGCCGTGATGCCATGCGAGAACGCTTCGGGGATGGCTAAGATAACTTGCGGGGTCGGGGTCTTTTGGAAGCTGTCCAAGATGCGCTTGCGCTCGTGAACATTCGTGTCGCCTGAGATGACCGCAACATCAAATTCTTTTTTAAGCGCATCCTCCAACACCTGCATGACGTGCTTGAATGGTACGAACACCAGCGCTTTACTGTGGGGCTTGCCCTCTGCCACGCTATCATCTCCCGAAGCCTTAGCCTGTTTGATGAGTGAGATGGTCTCAGCTATGCGCTCTTTGTTATCCAGTATCATCGCTGCGCCATCCTCAGCGTAGATAGCACCTGAATATATCTGCCGCATCTTACCCCACAACACCGCAGCATTGGCAGCCACCGCCTGATGCCCTGTGTCAAAGTTAGCTACCATATCCTTACGCATCGCTTCCAACGATTGCTGCTGGGGCTTGCTCAACCCAACGTCAATGTAGCGGCGGGTTATTGGTGGCAGGTCTAAACAGTCTGCCTTGCGGATATAGATAGCAGGCTGCAACATATTGTTCACAGTCTCCTGCCAGTTACGCTTGTCTTTCCAAATGAACGTAGCGACCTTGTACTGCACCATGTCTCGGTACACGGTCTTGGTCTTGGGTAGGCGGTCGGGTGTTACCAACTTGCCTTGTCCATAGGCATCCATCGGTCCTTGCGGAGTGGGCGTACCTGTGAGCGCCCATACACGGGTCTGAGGTTTAACCAGTTTCGCCAGCGCTTTCCATCGCTTCGTGCTGGGGTCTTTGTATGCGGTACTCTCGTCAATGATGATGAGGTCATAACCCTTATCGACTAAGATGCTGCCAAGAATCTCCACGCCGTCGAAGTTCACAATGTCAAAGTCAGTCTGCCGCGTGAGGGCAAGCTGCTCGCGGCGTGCGCGGTCGCCGTAGAGTACGGTGTGGGTACGGTGTATGCACGTCGCCATCAGGTCATCAACCCATGCCGAGTACATCAAGCTCTTGGGACAGACCACCAACGCGCGTTTCACAACGCCCATCGTCATCAAGTAGTCAGCCGCCCAACACGCGCTGCGTGTCTTACCCGTACCCATCCCTGCGAAACAGTACGCTCTCGGATTGCGTGTAAGGAACTCAGCGATACGAAGCTGGTGGTAGTAGGGGCGGTCTCGCCCTGAGAAACCATAACCATCAAAGATGGTACTAACCGCAGGCTGCATTATCTGCGACAGCAGCGTCATGTTATGTAGTGTCCACGGCACATCAATATGTGCCTGACCGTTGGGGTAATACTGTACTGGCTGCGCGTCGGGGATGGTCTTAGTTACATTACCTACGTTGTCAGATAGGATGCGTACCACCCGTTGCGTGGGGTAAGGGAATGTGATTAAGTTCATCGCCGTTTCTTTCTACGCTCGCGGAAGTCCTGCCCCTGCTGCCAGTTGGGGCACTCGGAACATGGGCACCAGCCGCATAGCGGTGTAGCCGCGCCCTCGGGGAAGTTGTTGTTAATAATCGCCAGCCGTATGCGCTGGGCTTTGAAGTTCCATTCATGTAACAAGCGGTCAATGTCTGCGCGGGTGTAGGTGGACTTAACCATCTTGTACTCATCGCAGATAAACATCAGGCAGCCTGTTACTTTCTCCAACGTGGGTATCGCCAGCAGCGTGCCCAGCGCGTAGAGGTCTATCTGTTTGGGGTCGGCGTACTTCGCCGACTTGTTTGTTTTCCAGTCGTTGATGATGGCTTCCTTGCCATCGGGCGAGACCATCAACAAGTCAATGTTGCCCGCTAATTTATTCTTAGGCGACCACCATGTGTCCTCGCTATCGGTAAACTCGGCTTGGTCGTCATTCATGATGGCAAATGTTTTCTCGCACCATACCTCCCAGCCTGCGGCTCTGCGTTGGGCAACCGCGTCAATGAGTGGCTGGTACTGGCTAACGTTATGCGGCAAGGCTTCGCCCTGTGTGATGGCATCCTCTAAACACTTGTGAACGTACTCACCCCATTGTGCTTCCTCGCTCTGCTCGTAGGGGTGCAGCTTCTCAATCCGTACTTCCTTGTACTGGCGGGGGCATTGTTCAAATTGTTTAATCGCTGTGAATGAAAACACACGGTGTTTACCGCTCATGTTGCGCTCCTAAATAAAAAACTAGCGTACATCATACGCTAGTTCTCAACGCTCGTCAAGCATTATTTTGTGTCAGTATTTTTGTAGCCTTGCTCCAACCAGTCGCGTAGGGCAGGGCAGGCGCGGAATGAAACCCTAGCGCGTGGCTTAGTCATGGTCTCAGTTTCACCAAACCCTTTGTTCTTACGCGGCTTGCTGCGCGACACACGGAACGTACCATGCCCACGGATAATAACCTCGTTGCCCTCGCGTAGCTGGTGGGCGATACCATTGAGCACGGTGTCAATCATGCGCGTAGCTTCCACGCGGCTAACCTTGTGCTCGGTTACGAAAAAATCTACGATGCTGCCTACATATTTACGAGCCATGTTGTGTTTCCTTTTTGAGTTTGTCGTATGCCAACTGAGCATAATGGGCAATCTTTATCAGGTCAAGTGCGTCCTGCCCCTCGCGTTTGTTGCTGCCGAAGCGGCTGGCGTATTTGTGTAACTGGTTCACACAATGTTCTGCCGTCCAGCTCTCTACTTGGTCGTCGGGCGCGTCGCCGTATTGTGGTACGGTGTAATGCTCAATGTGTTCAGCTACGGTCTCGGCGAAGTGCAACCAGTCTAAGGTTCGGCGGGCGAACTGGCTATCCTTTTCCACGCTCTCTATGGTCGCTTCGCGCTCGGCGCGGGTGGCGAGTTCTAGCGCGAACAGATGCTCGCGGGCTTTCTTAATATGGTGTTCTACGGATTTAATTTTCGTAACTTTCATAATACGTCTCCTGTGTTAGGGTCAAACCGATGCACTCGGTCGGGGTTATCAGGTCGTTTAGACCAGTCATCATCAACTGCTCCGTAACTCTGAGCCCAGCCGCCCTCTGTATCAAGGGGCAAACCAGCCACATAGTCGGGGGCAGTTCTCATACACCGCGCCATGTACTCGGCGGCGGTCTCTGCTTGGTCGCGTGGCACGACCACACACCACTCGTCGTGGGTGTTCATAACGATGGGATAATACTTGGCAATCCATAGGGCTTGCTGTTTCATGATGGCAAACGCCAAGCTCTGCACAATATTTTCGCAGATTTTACCCCCATAAGCCTTTGTTTTTAAAGGTTTTCCTGTGTACCCCGTATTGTCATACACGAACTGTGGCTTGCCACTTGACATATCCACACGCAGGTTAGGATAGTTCAACCACAAACCGTTGGGCATCCGTATGCCTGGAACGTGCCGCCCCAACAGGAAGCGTTTACCGTCGGCGAAAAACATCTTGCCATCCTGCCCGCCGAAATACATCTGCCCACCATCCACCATGACTTGCAAGGCTTGGTCGCAGGTTTTCCAAAAGCCTGAAATAAAACTGTTCGCTTTACGGTAGGTATTAACTGCGTGTTTGGCTTCGTCCATTGTCAGGTTAATACCAGCCGTTACCAGCGCATACTTTTGAAACCCTGCTGCGCCTTGACCGTACCCACAATTATGTACGCATACTGCTTTATGGTTTTTTCCTCGTACAAAAAACCTGTTGTGTTCCCCCACGTTCAAGATGTCATACACATCAATCTTTTCCATTATAAATAATCCAATCTTGCTTTTTGTCTGTTATACGGTCGCCGACCTTTCGCCCATTTACCCAACGATGTATCGTTGCAGGAGACTTACCCAGCGCGTCCGCCGCCGCCTGATAGCTCGGATATACAATGCCAGTTGTTAAACACCTTACCGCGATAGAATATGGCTTCTCTGGGCGGCGCATACCATTACCACTTGCAATCCGCTTCAACAAAATTTGACGCTGTTTCTCACGAAATTCGGGTGTCTGCGTAGCTCGCCTAGCGGCAGCTTTTCGTTTCACTTCATTATCTGGATTTTGCCGCATGATAAAATAACCTCTGCGGCAGTTAGCTGATATGTGTTCTCTAAAAGCTGCGTCTTGGGTGAAGCGAGTACGCCATACCGCGTGTGCATTTTCGCGCTGCGCGTTTAGTGTTGCTATACACTTGTCTCGGTCGGGGCGTTTCCTACCTAGCATAGGCGAAGCAACAGGTGCGTCTGCATTAAACGTGTTATAACGTTTACGAAACAAATCAAGACACCGCTGTTCATAGAACAAAAGCTGCTCAACGGGGCAAATAACCAAATAACGCACCTCAAAAGAGGCTTCGCCGTATTTATTATAAGCATTCTGTAAATACTTATTCTTGTGTACCCCAGCACGCAACCTACTGAAATGGTCGCTACACCGTTGCTGCATATTAACGGACTGCCCGACGTAAAAAGTTTTATTCGCCAGACACCACAACAGGTAAATTCCGCTCTGCGTATATCTCGCACCGTATTTCATTGGCATTTATAGCTTCCTCCCATTCAATACCATCAAACACTTTATGGTCAGGGGTAAGCGTTACACCGTTAAAATCTATACACTCGCGCTCGCCATTAAATACAACGCCCCCGTGGGGAACATACTTCTCCCCATCCCAAAGCAAATCGTCATCTCGCAAGTCCAGTAACCTTACCCAACCGCGTTGGCATAATACTTCATTATCGCCAGCCAAGCAAGCTAATACAACAGTCTTGCCGAATTGTCGTTGCTTGTTTGCTTCGGCTGCTACAACAGGGTCATCAGATTTACGGTTGGCACGCAACATCTCGTAAGAGATACCATACAGGCTGGCCGCCATGTAGGAATACACATCGCCATTGCTGGCGAATACGCCTAACACATCGGTTTGGTTAGCAACAAACGCAAGCGTCCTAGCCTCGATTTGAGAGGCATCAAAGTTCACAATAACCTCGCCATCGTTGGCGATGATACTACGGCGCAATAGGTCGCTCTGCCCCTCACGTCTGCCGCTGGGTAGGTTCTGCATATTTGCGCTATTGTGTACCAGCTTGCCGTTCGCCCAAAAACGATGTCGTGGGCCGCAATTCAATATGTCATACACAGGCTCAACGTTTGCGTGGTCTGCCTGCGCCCGTACGTTTTCTGTTAAGGATTTCATTATCTGTTTTTCCTTGTTTAATCCACGCGCGGATAGTCTCGTAGCAAAACGGACACCCTTGCTGCTGTAAATACCTAACGCGCATACCAGTCTCTCGTCGCTGATACTCGCGCTTATTGTTTGCTTGTTCTATATCGGTCGCCCATCGCAAGTTGCCTGGCTCGTAATGTCGGTTATTGTCAATACGGTCTATTGAATACTTACCCTGCGGGCGATAACCGATATGTTCAATTACCCAATCAGTAGCTTCATACACATCAGCGAATAAAAACTTAATCCCTCTGCCGCCGTAGTTATGGTAGCTGTTGTTATCGGGGTCTATACAACGGCGATATGCTCTCTGCATTGTACTCAGCACGATACCATAGGGCGTAAGTTTTCCGTTCGCTTTTGTAGGCTGCCGAGTGCGCTTAGGTTTAGGCTGCTTCGGAGGGTGTTTTCTGTTAAGCAGCGCAGCGCGTTTCGTCATAAGCTGCTGGTGTAATTTACCTTGCTCGGTTTGCATAATCCGTGTCATTTTTTGTTTTGATGCACAGGCTTTACAACTTCGGGCGGGGCTACATTCAACATCACGTTTTAAATCAGCCCACCTGCTCCAACCGTATGCACCACAACTACACACCCATTCAAAAGCATAACCGCTGCCTTGCTTGCGTTCATTACTTGTTAAGGTCAGGTTGCCAATCTTTCGGTGGCGGGCAATCCATGATTGGCGTTCCTGTTGTTGCTGCGCTATCCAGTCGGCACGAGGTGTTCTCGTCCGTGAATATTTGGTGGCAGGGCGTTCCTCTGATACCGTCATATTCAATTACCTCTTTCATACCTGAAAATACAACCCCGTCATGTTCGCACCACTCCACCCCGTCCCAAACAAGGTCAGTAATCAGCACGTCCACAATCGGTTTCTCAACGATGCAATCATCGTTTGTCAGGCATAGTATCATAGTATCAGCAGATAAACAACCCGCGCTTCCCCCGCTCATGCGGTTGGTATGCGCCCCACCAATCTTGTAGCCCATTGGTAAAAAGCCGTAGCTTGCATAGTCCAAAAACTTCTCGCAGCGGGTCTCATCAATGCTTGACTTGGCAGCCAGTCGCGCTTGGCATAGTGCTTGAACAAACGGCAGCTCGTTCTCACACAGTTCTTTGAACCCTACATCGGTCTTACCGAACGCCCATGTTACTTTACCCGTGGTCGCAGAAACTTTGGTAGGGATAATGAAACTACCCTGCGCCCCCTGCTCCATCTCGGCTTCGGTTATACCACCCATTGCTTTCAACAGCGCAGCGAACTTGTCGTTACTGCGTAGCACACCAGCAAGGTTATCTTGGGTACATCCCAACTGTTCGCATACTTTGGCAAGCTGCCCAGCCTTATACGCGCGGCAACGCGCAAGCTCATACTCAACCGTAGGTACATGGACTTTCAAACGTGGCTCGGTGTAGCAACGCAGGATGATGTCTTGGTAAGCAAGCTCATCATCGGACACATACTGTTTCAAGACTTTGAAAAGAAACCATGTGATGTCTGCATCAGTCTTACAGTATTGCTTGTAGGCTTCCCATTGCGCGGGCGTGAAGTCCTTGCGATGTTTGCCCAAAGCGTTTACCACTTCGCCGCCTTTTGATGGCAGCTCGTAGCCAGCTTCTTGCAACAACTGCACGCACTTCGCCAAGCTCGCGCTGCCAGTCAGCAACGGTACACCAAGACATTGCGCCATGCTCATAGTGTCTACGGCAAGGGCGGGGCGATAACCATACCTCCACCACAGAATACTCAGGTCAAAGATTGAGTTGTGATTAACGACAGCAGTCTGCGCCCAGTCCACGCTGGCAAAGAATGCAGGCAGGTCGGGGGCTTCAACCACTTGGGTCTCGCCATCGCCCCACTTCACGGATGCCATCAACACCTCAAACTTGGGCGACATGATATAGGCTTGGGTTGTCATACCTTTTTTAGACAGAGAATAATCCTTGTCGTAATAGGTCTCAAAGTCAAGAGTTAGATAATTCATTATCTCTCCTTGTCTGTTTCCCATGTATCGCGGTCTCTACCCGCTCTAAATTTTGACAGCACTTGTTAGCTGCCCTGAATACCATACCGATACTGCACCAAGACAGTATCTCTTCTAAGTTCTCGTGGACATCAAGCATGGCTCTGCGCTCATCGCCAGTCATACCATACTTGCCTGTGCGTTTCTGCCGCTCGCCCACCTCACGCACCAGCTCGGGGTAAGCGTTCTCGGCATGGTCTAGCTGCTCGTGGTAAATCTCTAACCATCGCTCAACAGCTAGGTCATTCAACCGCTCGCCGAACTCATCATGGCGCTCGTAGATACGGTATCGCTGCTCGGTCAGCGCATCGGTCAGCAGGTGGGCGTAGAAATACAGAGTTTGTATCACAGCCCAGTAGTCGTCAAACCGTGCTGTACCACCAGCGAAGCGGTCAAGCGCAAGCATCATGGGGTCAAGCAGTCGGTCGCGCAGGTGGTCGTCCACCAGCTTGTTACTTGTCGCCAGCATGGCAGCATTGCCGTGTCGCAGTAGGGATAGATTGATAGGCATCCAGTAGTCTTGGTTCTGTGCTAGCTGGATGCCGTGGCGTATCGCGCGGCGTTTGCGGGGGGCTTTACTCTTGGGCATGGCTCAACTCCTTACTCATCATCACGGCGCACGCGCCCGATAAGGAAGCCAACTATGAAGCCCCCACCCATCAGCAGCATGATGTCAGTCAGCGTTGGGTACTGCACCACGTTTTGATAGACCACCGCAGCGAAATACAACACACATACAAACGCCACGATACCAATCAGCGTGGCGAACACGCGCAGCTCATACCATATTTTCTTTTTGGCAGCCATCAGCGCACCGTCCTTTCTGCCTGCTTACGGCAATAGATTGCCATGCTCACAGGGTCAATGCTGCTATGCTGCTGGGCATTCTTGTTGTAGTCATCCATGCAACGGTGGGTCTCGGCAACGACACGCTGCTCGCGCGTTGTGTAGTCAGCTTGGGCTACGGTTGCAAGGGAAAGAATAAGTAAAGCGGTAAGGGTCGCTCTCATGGTTACAACTCCGAATAAAGTTTGTCTAATTCAGGAATAACAGTTGCGTCATCCCCCCAAATAAAAATACCGCCCGCGTTCTGCACGCGCTCGCCATGCACCATCTGCAAGGCTCGTGGCTTCTCGCCAGTTGCTTTACACTCTACGGCTACGAAGCGTCCCTTGATGCACAGGATGATGTCGGCGATACCACTCTCGCCGCCTTGTACAACACGCACAAGGTACACGCCTTTGTGTAGGACTGCCCAGCGTTTCACGGCTGCCACTACTCGGCTCTCGGGGGTGGTACTGTTTGCACTCGCACGGCGCACTTTACGCACCACCCCCACGGTCGCTTTAACTAACGAGGTCATTTCTTTTCTCCAATCTGCACGCCGAAGTAGTCCAGCACTTCGGCATCGGTCTTGTCTTTAAAGTCAGGGTACTTCGCTCGCAGCGCAGCGGCTATCGCTTGCTCTGCTTCACTCGGCGCAGGCTCAATCTCAAAGTCTACGTCCATCGTATCAATCAATGCCAGCAACGCGCCAAGCTGCGCGTGCACATGGCGCAGCACAGTTACAGGTACATCCCCCCGCGCTTTCAACAGGTCGGCGTAGCTAGCTGCGGTGTTTTCTATTTTGGTTTCAGTTGTCATTGCTCTTTCCCCCTACGCTTGGCGTGTAATGTAAAGCTATCGCCTATGTCATCCCACGCTTTATCCAACGCTTCGTTAGCTGGTGTACCACTCAACAAGTAGCGGGTGGCTACAACCTTAGCGAATACATTAAGCGATGCGACAAGCATCAGGCGCATATCATTTTGAAAACCTTTCAGGTTTTGGTCAGGTTCTGCGCCGTCCGCATTCATGATGGCAACAAGGTCAAGCCCTTTAAGCTCATCAATGATATGCTGCAACGTGTTCACGCGCCCCTGCAAACCTTGTCGGTCAAATACTGGATGGTCAGGCATGGTGTTAAGTTCCTTATTTACTGAGAATACAACGCGAGTTTACTACGCCCACGCTGCGGTGTCAAGCCATCTTACAAGTCGGCGCAGCTCGGCGTTCTCATCGGCAGCCTGCATCACGTTCAACCCCAACGCCAGCACCGCCCGCCACAAAGCAAGCCCCCACTTCTCTTGGTGCGGATGCGTGCCGTGTGAGTAAGTCCACACGCCCCAGTCATCCATGATAGACAGATTAACCCCCGTGCCTTGCGAGTTTGAGTACCCCTGCACCCGGATGCGCGTGCTCTTACCATTCACATCAGCAGGAACATCAGCCGCATACAGGGGGGCGTTGGCTTCCATGTTCACGCGCCATACTTTCTTAGGCAAGCGCAGCTTGCTCATACAATGGCAACCATCGGGGATGGTAAAGGTCTTGCCGTCTGCAACCCACCACTCGCAGGCAGCCGTGCGGTTCTCAAAGGCACGCCAATAGGCTTCCTGCTTCTTGGGTGTGTTGGGAAACCACTTCAAAGGCAAGTTCTTTTTCGGGCGGGTCGGTGTGTATTCGGGGCGAGGGGGCAACACGGCGAACGTATGGGGGTCAAGTCGGGCGAAGTCAGACGTGTAGAACATACCATCAATCGTAGGCAGCAACGCGCCACAGGCTATCGCTGCATCCAACCGCGCTTCGTCATTGCCCAAATAAAAGATGGCGTCCTCTCGTGGCACAAGCATGTCGCCCGCGTTTTGAGTTCGGCGCAGATAATCCAGCACCGCGTCTTTCTCAATCACGTCAATCGTACCAGCAGCGTACCACTTCTTTAACTTGTAGGGGCTAACCCCAGTAGCCAGGCTCACAGTTTGAATTTCTTTCGCTGTATAAGTCATTACTTCTCTCCCTGCGTGGGCAAGCGCAGTCACGCATCATTTAAAAAACCATCCGCCAACATCTCATCCTGCATAATGCGGTCTAGCTTAGCCAGCTCGCGCGGGGTCAGCACTTTGTCATCAGGTAAACCCAGCTTACTCACGGCAGCATCCACAGCTTCATACATCAACAACTTATACACAGTGGCTGCTAAATCGGGCGGATTTGATAGGTCGGTAAACACTGCGCCAAACGTTTCTTGTTCATAACGTACCACCACACTCGCCGCTTCCAAGATGCCAAGCTCAGTCAAGGCATCCGTTGCTTCGGCGCACATTAAGTAGGGGCGCACATTTACCATCGCTTCGCGCACGTCATCCACATACACATCCACAGGGGCATCCATTAGGAACTCGCGCAGGGCTTCGCTTGCTTTGGCGCGTACTGTTTCATAAAAAGTCATGCTTCCACTCCTTGTATAAAACCACTCACGGCAGCCGTCAATACTTCGGCAACCACCACATTCATGTTCACATCCACAGCGTTCGCCTTAATACCTTTGATACACCACAACGCGCTTTGGGCAACTTCTATCAGGCGGTCATGCCAAAAGTCCTCGCTTTTGGTATAGGTCAAACACAGATACGCCACATCACATACCACACCATAGGGGCATTCATTCGCTTTCACGCCCCCCACACCAACCACATTAAACAAGCACAACGTGATATGTAATGCTTGGTCTATCGCTGTTTTAGCGCGGGGTTCACTCTCCAATATGCCTTCTAGGTTATAGTCATCTTGCAAGTTGGCAATCAAACCAGTAAACAGGTCGGCAGCATCACGCTCGCCAACCAAACCAACGCACAGCTTCATAAGTTTAGGGGTAGTAAAGTGTTTAACAATTTCTTTTAATTCCATTTTATATATTCCTTTATGTTAGATATTACCCGCCCCGCAGGGGCGGGTAGCTAATCGCGCTCACGCACA